GCGTACACATCGGAGTTATACCCGAAGACCTCCCGCTGGATGTTGGCCCGCTTGCGGTTCTTCATCGTGAAGGTGTAGGAATCAATCCCGCCGTACTTGTTGACGAAATGGACGGGGATGGAATCAAACCGCTGGCAGGGGCCGAAGGTAAAGGTGGTTGTATCCGACTGACCAGCCGCATTGGATATGAACCGCACCGTGTAGGAATCGCCCTCAACCGCTCCGCTCAATGCCGTGATGGTTCCCGACAAGTTTGCAGGACCACAGGCAAAACGCTGGATGTTGAAGTCCGTGGTTCCCGATAGGCTTGGGCTGACGGCGAAGTCATAGTTGACGGACTTGTAAGCAACCCGTGCCGATACGAGCCAATCAGCGGTAGGCACAACGGTTTCATATTTTGTCCCGTTGATGGCGAGGAAGTTGCTACCTCCTTGGTACACGGTGAAGGCTTGCGGGGTTGTCAGCGGACGGACATTGGTAAAACTGCTACCAATGCGGAAGTAACTGCTCAAACTCCACCCCGCCAACTCCAACTGCTCCAGGTTCCCCGCAAAGGCCATGACCCCGCTGACCGTTGTGGTCGCTCCTGTAACCACGGGCGTGTTCCCATACTCCTGCGTAAAGTCCAAGCGATAGCCTGAATAGAACCCCGAATGGTCAGCAAATCCCGTCTGCGTCAGCGATGGGGCGGTCGGGGCTACGAGGGTTTCCACGACCTTCTGCACATCAAAGAATCCGAAGTTGGTGGTCGGCAGTTTGTCGCACTTCAGCCGTGCAAGCGTCGTGCCTGCGGGGTTCTTGACATCGCAGACATAGCGGTAATTAGGCTGGGCAATCAGCGAGCCGCTGACTTTGTAGAGCATCTTGTTGTAAACGGGGGTCGCTACGAGGGGCGAACCCGAAAGGACGGATATGGACATGGGTTATCGGACGGTTGCGACGCTTATGGACTTGCCGAGGACTTCGGCGATGTTTTCGGTTAGCACATCCACCATTTCCTTGGTGGCTGCGTTGGACATGAAGTTGGTGGCCCGAAGACCTTCCCGCCTAATCTTGTTGGCGATGTTTATAGCGAAGGAACGGTTGGCGGCCTGCTTGTCACGGCCTTCCAGTTGGATGCTTTTAAACGCAATCCACTCTTGGATGGGACGGATAGGTGGCCGCTTGTCCCTGTACTGAAACGGGCTATTGGGGGCACGACTACTGCTGACCGCACCCTTGACACCGAGGTCCACATATTTCCAGTAATCGTTGGCGACAATAGCGACAACGAAGGAAGTGTCGGTGAGCGTGATGGGTTCAAAGTCAATGCTGGCAGATAAGGAATCGCTGGCAATAGCCCCTGAATTTGCGAGGTTCTGCTTGGCCAAAGTGATGACCCCTTCCAACCATTTCTTGACCACGGCGTAGGACTTGTTGTCAATGGCCCCCTCCGCAAGATTTACCCCGAAATCGGGCAAGGCTTGCTTTTGGATGTCGGTCAGTTTCTTGCCCGAACCACCTACGAATACATCAAACTCCATGCTGGTAAATGTCCAGCCTCGCAAATTGTGTCCTACCGCCTCCGCATCCGCTCCGCTTCCATCCGTTCGGCTTCCAAGATGTCGTGTATCAGCAGGGCATAGTTCAGGAACTCCACCGCTTTCATTGCGAAGATGGCATCAAATTTCAGCACATCCTTGTTCGCCATCCTCCACACGACCATCAGCCAACCGTAGCCAGCAAGCGGGTTGGTTATTGGCCCTGCATTCCCTTCGTCAGGTGCTTGGAATAGTCGCTCAAAACTTTCAAGTAGGATTCTGAACTTAGCAAAAAAAAACTGACCACCCCCCAAACATCGCCAATTTTGGCGTGGGACTTGAACAGTTCGGCCCGCTCTTGGTGGGATGCCCCGTCGTACTTCTTCGGGAAGTAGCCGAGGAACCCTCCCTCCCTGCAAAGGGTCGCCATGATGCGGTGCAGGTTTTGGACGAGTTTCTTTTCGTCAGTCGTGTCGGTGTCCATGAGGTCTATTAACTGCCCCGCCGTGAGTTCATCGGTGAACACCGTTGGAATCCACCACTTGCCGCCTGCTTTGAACCGCCTGCGATATGCCAAGGTCGGCAGTTCGTTCCACTCTGCGATGATGGTCTTGTAACGCTTTGTAAGCCCCTTGGCGGGCATTTCTCGGACGAGCGATACATCCACCCCCTCAACGATTGCTACGACCCCTGCACGCTTGTCGTAGTCCGTCAGGACAGGGCTGAACTCCAGCGCAGCGATGCGTTGGAATTGGTCGATGGTGAGGTCTTGGAGTTTCATTTTTGGAAGTACCATTGTTGCGTGCCTGGGACAACGCCGTGCCGTCCCCCGAAGAATTCGCCCACCGCCTTCACAACCCCTGGCCATCCCGCCGTGTAGTCGTCCCCGCAGATGAATCCTCCAGTCCTGACCTTCGGGAACCAAGCCTCCAGGTCTGCAAGCACGGGTTCGTATTCGTGGGCCGCATCGATGTAAACGATGTCAAATGCGCCCTGCTTGAATAGTTTGGAGGCAGCAATGGAATCGCAGTTGTGGTCCTTGATTTTGTCGCTTATCGGGGCGATGTTCTGCTTGAAAACCTCGTAGGATGGGACCGAGTTGCTGGCCTTGTGTTCGGGCGAACCCTCAAAGTGGTCCACCGCTATCAACTTGTAGTTCTGCCCCCTGCTGACGAACACCTCGTCAAAGATGGCCGTGCCTCGTCCGAGGTACACCCCGATTTCAGCCATCACGATGCGAGGCTTGGGAGGCAAGGTGTCAAGGATGAACTGAAGGAGTTGGCCTTGTTCCTGTGGGCTGGACCAGCCGAAGATGTGGTCGTGTTTCATCGCTTAAAGATTTCTTTGATGTTCCTACTGTTGTCCCGATAATTGTTGGATAGGTGATAGACCTTGCAATGGTCCGCAAGTTCGCCGTTCTCGTCCATCTCCAGCATCGGCTTTAGTTCCAAGGACCAAATCGGCAGGGAGGCAAGGGATTCACGATAGAGGCCGTTGTTTGGTATCGTCTGCAATGCTTGCGGGTTACGGCTCAACACCTCGGCAAGACGCTTGGTGCTAAACATCCAAAAAGCGTGATAGTTGATGTAAAACGGAAGGCTTGCGTAGGTCTTCCCGTTCCAATCCTTCCACATATTCGGTGTAGGATTGAATGCAATGTCGGGGCTAAATTCGCCTTCCACATTTGGGTAGGTTTCAATCCGAGTGAAGGACGGGTACAAGTTGTCCTCAAACATCGGGTCGAACTGCTTGGTGAAGTTGATGAATCCCTCCTTGGGAAGCATCATGTCGTCCTCGAAATACGCCACCCAGTCGAAGTGCCGATACACCTCTGCAATCCTGTTGCGGTGCTTGCTGGTCAGTTCCCAAGGGTGTCCCATCGCCGTGTGGGCGTGGAAGGTGACGGGAAGGTGAGCGAGTTCTTGGGCCGCTTGGGGGTCGTTGGTGTCCACGAAGATGTCCGACTGCACAGGGTAGGACTTGATAGCCTCAATGACCTTGGTCAAGTTCTCCACCCTGTTCGGATGGTGGTGGTAGGCGATGTTGGCGAGCAGTTTCATGGTTAGAATGTGATGACGAATTTACTTGGGTCGGGCCATCCTGGGTTTGGGTCGTACACGGTCATCCCTTCCCGCTTTCCAATCCAAGTTTCGGCTTGGTAGCGGTGTTCCCTTACGGGTTCGCCAAGTTCCCGCACATGGCTTGACTTGGCCCACCAAAAGTTCCCTGCAAAGTAGGGATAACCGTCGGGGTTGTTGTGGTCCCTGATTTCGGGGAATTGCTCGGTGCTTAGCCAATGCGTTCCCACGCAGTCCACTTTCTCCAGTTCTGCAAGGGAGCGTTCCCAAGCGACGATGTTAAAGAATATCATAGACCTGCACCACATCTGCTTGACCAGCGACGGGTCAGCGGACCCCTTCGTATGCCCGTAGAGGTAGGCCGCATCCTCGGTTTGGCTTGCCTTGTACATCTCGGTCAGCGTCGCTTGCTCCCAAGCGTTGGTTCGGGTGACCACGACCTTAATCTTTGCCGCCACGAGGGAGTTGTCCAGTATCTCCTTGACCACCTTCCGCTGGTCGGGAGGACCGACGATGCCGACCCGAATCTCGTCCAACTGTTCAATCAGTCCGTAATTGCAAAGGGCCATCATGTGCTGGTGCATGATGAGTTGCCATTGGCCGCCGCCTCCGCAGTAAATGTGGTAGTAGTGGATGAGTTTCATTGCATAAGGAGGGTTAGGATGCAGCCGATAAAGACCAAGGCCAGCACGACCCGACCAATGGCGAGGGCGAGGTCAAGGAGGGATTCGAGGTTCATGCAAGCGTGTAGTTATCCTCAAAGAACTCCTTTGCAACAAGCCATTGGTCTAAATGATTCTTTGAATTACGAGCAATCATGTCGCCATCTTTGGGACTGCCACTCTCTCTATCTTCTTTTGAAATTGACACGGAATCGCTCAAAACTTCACCCACGAGGTAAGGTCGCATTTCGGCAAGTTGTTTTTTTCGGTATAATCTAAAGTCGCTCATTTTGTAGGGGTTTAATTACACAAAGTTACACCACAAGATACTTACCCGAGTTGCTGACGGCCAATTTGTTGACGGCCACATAGCGGAGCGCATCGCAGGCGTGGTTGTAGGAATCTATCGGGACCCCCGTGTCCTTCCCGTCCTTGTCGGTCGCCCAAGTGTACGAGCGGAGTTCTTTAATCAGGTTGGTGGAATCTTTTGTAACATGGAGGTTGAACCGCTTCACGATGTCAATACCCTGCCTTACCGAATCGGGTCCCTTGGATGCGGGCTTGATGTTGAATCCGAGGCGGTAGATTTCCTCGATGCTCTTGGGTTCTGCAGAATCGGCCACGATTTCCCACGCCCTTGTGATGCCGAACTCCTTCAAGCGGACGGCGATATCCGAGTTGGTCAGCCCCCGATGGTAGAGCAACTCATGCACAAACAAGTCGTCCCCCCTGCGGTACACGGCGACCAAGGCCGTCGGGTCGTTGCTGAACCCCCAGTCAAGCCCGTAGGCGACGAACTTCATCGTGCTTGGGTCTATACCCTCAACCACCGTATAGTCCCCGTATATCGCCCCTTGGAGCGTCCCGACTTGACCGAGGCCGTACACCTTCCACCAGTTGGCCCAGTAGGCCGAATGCTCCGCTTTGGCTCGGTTTAGTTCTATATCGTTCCGAATCGTATCAGGAAGCGCTTCGTTGTCTTGGTAGGTGAGTATTAGAAACTCCGCATCCGCTTCGGGCAAGACCTCCGTGTGCGCCCAAAATTCGTGGGTGGGGTTGAAGTCGATGTAAATCTCCTGACTGGTACGAATCGCCAACTGGTAGTAGGAATCGAAGTCGATGTTGTTCGCCTCGTTGATGTAGAGGACCTGCCGCCTTGCCCCTCGGAGGCGGGCTTCCGAATCAGCGGAAAAGAACTCAATGGTGGACCCGTTGGCGAAGTTGTACTGCAGTAGGGTCTTGTTCCACCTATCGGGAACCCACCTGTGGGTCCATTGCATAATCTTGGCGAAATCCTTGATGGCTCCCCGTCGTAGGTGAGGGACGGATTCGCTGACCACGGATATCTCCGACTTAGGGTGTCGAGCGGCATGGTCAATCAGGACCGCAAGGATGCCGAAGGTTTTGCTCGCACTTGTCCCGCCTTGTATGACTTTCTTCCGAGCGGTCATCGCCCGAATCTTCTTGATGGCGGTGGTGTACTTAAAGTCCATCCCCGAAGAGGGGTTGCTCAATGGTTACGCTGGTCTCCTGCTTATCTACCAAGCCAAGAAGGCGGGATGCGATGTTGGCCGAGTAAACGCCCGAACTTGCACCCTCCAGCATATCCTTGTCGCAGGTGGCCCGTATGCGTGTAATGATTGGGGAAAACCCTTTGTGCATCTCCGATGTGCCCTTCCTATAGTCCGAAAGGTCAAAGCAGACCCCGTTCTCCGCAAGCCATCCCTCAAAGCCCCGAAAGGTGATAGGCCGCTCCTTGTCCCTGTAAACCATGACCCCATCCTTGCCGACATAGTCCTGCACTCGGTACGGGTTGGCCTTGTTCTCGGCCCTGTACTTTTCAAACGCCTCCCATAGTTCTTCGGGGGTATTCCATATTGGGGGACGGCCTGCCATCAGTATTCTATTTTATCAATCAGTTCGTCAATCTTGTCCACAATCTTCATCTTCACCGCAAAGGCGTTCGGCGAGTTGGAATCCTCCACCGCCCCGATGCAGTCGCAGAGGGTCGTGATGACCATCATCAGCGAATCCATGCGGGCTTGGACTTGGGCCTCATCGTTGGGGGCTTTGGTTGAGGGCATGGGTAACGGTGTGGTGGTTGGCTTCGGCGAACTGGTCCGCCTCTTGGTAAATGTATTGGAGGGCCGATTTTACGCAGTCAGCGCACCACCAATTCGTGTTCGGTCGTCCGTGGGCCACGAGGATGGTCTGCAAGTCGTGGACCGCTTCGGGGGACAACCGCATGAACAGGGCGGCCTGATATTGGTCCCAATAGTGGCGGTGCTTGGTTGCCAGCAGGTACTCGTCTTGGGTCATCGGTTCGTCAGTTGCAGAATGACAACGGTCAACCCCGCAGAGGCGAGGCCGTAAACGGGGGCGAGAACCCAACCGCAGGTGGGCAGGGTCAGGGCCACCGCCACCCAAAAGGTCAGGCAGGTCACGCAGGAGAACGGCTTGTGCCTTCCGAAATAGGTGTGGTAGAACCAACGGGGAAGGACACGGTACTCGGCGATTGCGAGGGCGGTCAGCGAACTAATCAGCAGGGGAAATATCAGCGTGTCCATGGGATTGAATGGCGGCCTTTATTTTGGCCTTGGCTTGGTCAATGGAATAAATGATGGAACGATACGGTATGCCCGTGTCCCTTGAAAGTTTCTTCATGTTCCCCGTCCGCAGGTGCAATTTCAGCAGTTCCTTGTCATACGGGAACGCCCCGTCCTTGGCCCATGTGTCCATTTCCGCTTCGGCAATGGCCCAAAGGTCGTCCATCAGCGAATCGTACTCGGCCTGCGATATGGGGGCATCGGGGTTCAGTTCTTCCAGCAAATCATGGTGCCGATACTTCTGCGCAAACTGGTTGTTCTTACCCCTGTAAAGGTTCAGCAGCAACCGAACCACATAGAACTTGAAGTAGCCCTGCGCCTGTATTTGCAGGATTTTTGCGGGGTCCTTTTCAAGCAGGATGAGGACGCACTCCTGTTCCAAATCACGCCAAAGCGGGTCGCCGCCTGTTATTGTAAGGCAGGCTTTTCGGATTTCGCCCGTGCGGTAGAGTTCCAGTATCGTTTGTTCTGCTGACTGCATGCACAAAGATTGCAAAAAAAAGAGGGATGCAGTTAAGCACCCCCCCAAGGTAGGCAGGCGGTTTGGCCCTATTCTCCGCTCGGAAGTTGCAGGGTATCAGTAATATAAGCCCCTTCAGCGGTCTGCAAATACTCTTGGGCATTGTTGAAAACTTGCCTCCGTAGGTACCGCAGTTGCGGCTTGGCCTTGCAGTCGTTGTGAAAGGATTCAAGGTTTATGATTATCGTACTATAGTGGCGGTTCAGTTCCTTGCCGATGGCCATGAAGGTGAACAGGTATTCGTTGTAGGCGATGTCGGCCACGATGTTGCGAGCGATAACGCAGGGCCGTTCCCGTGACGGGGACCGCACTTGGTCGGGGGTGATGCCGAAGATGGCGGCGGTCGTGTCAACGAGGTGGTGGATGAGTGCTGGGGTCATATGGCTGCTATTGATGGGCAAAAAGTGCATTTAAGAACTCGGTGTCCTTGAAAGGATGTGAGGATATAGTCGCAAGTATGGCTTTTATGCGCATCGACTACTTGGCC